CTTTACGTTTCATTGAGTAGTTTTTGTTATAAATATTATAAACCTAGATAAGATTTAATTAGTTCTATTCTAGTCTCAGTAGAACCAGATATAATACCAAAATTCCTAATATTACTTAATCTAGATGAATATATGTATTTAATTATTTGATCTATTCTATCTCTATATTCAGAATCAGTAGTACGTACATTATTATCTTCAATAGGTACTCCAGCAGGACTAACATAAAAAATCCAATCGTATTCTTCAATAAATCTAGAAGCATATTCATCAAATCTATCCTTATCAAATGGATCAATAGATTCAGCACAAAATGTAAATGCCATAACATCTATAACAGTACGATCTGTAATAATATTTTCTTGAATTAATTCACTACAACGTTCTGCTAAAAATATAGTTTGACCTTTTAATGTACTATCTGTATTTAAAGGAATACCTAAATCTCTTAAATATTTACTACGTTCCGTAGCAAATGTATAGTCTTTAAATTCAGGTAATTCTTTTAAAGCATTTACTAATGTAGTTTTTCCTACACTAACTGTTCCACAAAAACCTATTTTCATATTAATGTCTCATTTTAGCTGCACCACTCTTATACCATGGTAAACCAATACCGTCTTTTTTAACTTGTTTAAAATCATCTTTAGTATAAAAAATACCATTTAAATAGTATTCTTCTTTACCATTTGGATGAATTAAAGCTGGTCCTTCAGCATTATGAAGTTTGTTGTCTTTAACATAACGAATAGTCCCATCCGGTGACTTATATCGTTTTACAGGATTTTGATCGCTCATAACTTTTATTATCTGTTTTACTAAAATATAAGAAAAATAATTTGGTAAGCCAAAATATTTTATTATTTCATTTTTTGTAAACGTAAAAACGTTTCACTTAATGATTCCTTTTTTAGTGTTTTTTCTACTTTAGAAAGCAATGAATCTTTACCAGATGATGGTCTTCCTCGTTTAGATAAACCTAATGCTTTATTTTTAACTTTAGCCAATTGATCAGATGGTAATTTTTCAGTACCAAGACCTTTAGGAAGTGTATATGTTAAATCAGCATCTGTAGGTTCAAAATCAGGATTGTCTTTAAACTTTTGAACTAAAGCTCTAACAATACCTTCTTTACTTGTATCGCTTGTTTTTCTACCTCTTTGACCTGGTTCTTTTTCTGGTTTTTCTGCTGTAGGAGTATCTTTAGAAAATATTCCGTTATCTTGAAGTGCTTTCAATTCATTTTGAAGCATTCTAGGATTTTTACCTAATTCATCAGCAAGTTTTCCACGGCTAGTACCTTCTTCACCTGCTTTAAGTACTAGATCAATCATATCTCCTACCCAATGTCCAGCATGAAGTTTTTTAAGTCTTTCTGCTTTGTCTTTATCTAATACTTTTAGTGAAAAAGATGGTCTTGCCATCTCACTTAATTCTTCTTTAACAAGATTTCGGATTATGTTAACTAGTTTGTTTGCCATTTAAGTAATATTTTGTTATAAATATTGATAAATATTAAGAAAGTAATAATTATTTATATTTCCATTTATATCTATATGCTGTTTTTTGAGAATTTTTACAACATTTACGAATAGTAGATTGATCATAATTTAATTCTTTTTTAATATCTATAAAACCTTTCCATTCTTTAATAAAATTCCCATTTAAATCATATTGTAAAACAGATTTTTTAAGTTTAGAATAATCCATAGATAACATTCTATTTATTTCTCTTTGTTTCCAATTAGTATTAGCTATTGCTTTTTCTTGTACTCCAGATTTATTCGCCGCTATTTTACAATTAATTTTTCTTTTTTCCTTTATTTCAGGTTTAGATAAATTTATTTTTTGAGATACACTTTGTTTTAATTTAGTTTCTTCAGATTTAGGTCCACCTCCACTATCATATATTTCACAAAATAATGCTTTATTCCAACCAAATTCATTTATAAATTGTTGTTTATAGAATATTTCTTTTTTATCTAATTGTTCTAAAGTACATTCTTCTAATATTTCATGAATGTGAGATTCCCAACTATATTTTTTAAGTGAGTTATAAAGTTTAGGACCAATACATGATTTATTTAATTTTATATATTGTTTTTTTCTTTTTTCAATATTAATTGATTGACCAATATATACTTTATTAGTAGGAGAAATTATTTTATAGATACCTATCATTTTATTATAAATATATATTTTGCACACTATATACTCCTTGAGCGGCGCTTACAGCTATACCTCTAGATGATAAACTATCACCTACAAAATGTATATTAGGATAATTTATCAATGATAAATCTTTATAATCTACTAATACTTCTTCAGATAAAAATTTTACTTCAGGAATATATAATGAATAATCATTATTAAATTTAAATACTTTATTTAAGTCATCAATATAATTTATAATATAATCAGCATATTCACCATAAACTTCTTTAAATAAATCTAAATTACCTACACTAACAACATTCATTTCTTTACCTTCAGCTGTTAAAGATGGTTTACGAGTAAAATTAGGTGAATAATGGATACCTTTTCCGTCAATTTGATATTTTAATACTATATCTTTTTGGAATTGGAATGGGTTAACTATTCCTTTTATTTCCATAATGATACCAAAATTAGTCATATTGTTGATCATATTTTCCTGTTTATATGAATGACCATTATATGATTTCATATTATAAGTAACTTCTTCGGCTACATAAGCTGCAAAGTTATTTGAACAAAACGAACGTGAAGATACTTTATCGTTATGGCGTTTATATAATTTAAAATCATATGCTATATCAACTATAGATTGCATGTATTTTTGTGGTAGTTCCATACGAACACCCAACTGTACACTCTTTGATTCTTTTTTAAGATTGTATTTATCAATAAGTTTTTGAGTTAAATCTATACCTGATTTACCTGTACCGTAGATAAGTTTGTCAAATCTAATAAATTTACTTCCATGTCCTTTTAAAAATACAATTTGTTCTGATTCAAAAGAAATATCATTTACTTCTGTTTCCCATATAAAATTAATTCCTTTTCCAACTAACCAATCATACCATTTTTTACCCATATCATGTAAATAATTTGTACCGATATGATATGCTGGTGCCATTCTTAAATTAAAATGGGGTTTAATAAAATCTGGTTCCTCAGTAGGTTGAGAAAACATTATTTTAGATGGATCAGGATGAAAACGAAGAATGTACTGCCATGCTTCTTCTAAGACTTGATCAGCTTTTTCTTCACCCATATATTTAGCTAATTGTCCTCCTACAGCATTGTGGAGATAACTCCATTTACCATCTGAGAAAAGTCCAGCACCCGCAAAACCTTTCATTACTTCATCTTTAGGTCGAAGATATGGATCTTTACCTGCGTCTATAATGGTAATAAGTTCTCCTGGGTATCCATTGTCTACTAATTTAGTTGCAGCATTAATACCTGCTACACCTGCGCCTACGATTACTATTTTTTTCATATTATTAATATAAGATTTTTTATTTTGTTAGCCAAATAGAGAGGCCCACCTTTTTGGGTGGGCCACAGCTCCATAATTTTTAATTAAGCGATCGGCTATGAATCGATCTATAAATTAGTTTAGTTTTTTAGTAGCAACAATTCTAAAATAAATAGCTGCTCCAGCACCTACAATTGTTAAAATATCCGCTAATGTAGCATTCATATCAAATCCTAACATTTGGGTTAAGAATGGAGCTAATGTTACTAATGTAGCCCAAATCGTTCTTGATTGAAGCCATGATTTTACATCTTTCATAATCTTTAAATTTTAATTGTTTATTATAAATATTGGGAAACCCATGAAGGTTTATTGTTTAGTTTTTTCCAATCCAATTTTTTAACACCTACTTTATCTTTGATATAGAAATGTTTATATGCTTCTAATGTATTTTCCATTTTAAATTCCTCAGGCATACATTGTGGTGGAGGTGTAAAACCATTGTCTGGTAGATTAGGTTCATTATCTCTACACCATTCAAGTACAGTTTGTGTTTTATGAGGTTTACCATAACGTTTAGTAAATTCGTTACAAATTTCTAAACTATGAGATATAAGCCATCTATAGTGTTGGATTGATTCTCTAGTCCATTTTGTTGATGGATGATTTTTATGAGCACGTTTGTATGGTGCTTCGGAGTTTGTTTCCCAATGTGCAGTACAACACATTTGTGCACTTTCAATTTGCATTTTGCGAATGTGATCATCTGCTAGCTCTTGTGCTGCGATGATTGGATCTTCATTGATGTAAAATATATTCATAACCTTTGTTTTGTATTAAAATAAAAAAGGCCTCCAAGGAGGCCTAATATTTTATTTGAAAAGTTTTTAATTATTTATTTTTAATAGCTAAATTAGGAATACTAGCTACATATTTTTTTAAATTTTCTAAATCTTTTTCTTCATATTTGTATCCTGAACCAACTGTTGCTTTATTTAATTCTTCAGGGTTTTTAAGTATATTTCCAAGAACAAGAGCACTAGCTTTTTTCCAAACAGGAATTAATTTTTCATTAAATTCTTTAGCTGTAGTTTCTTTATCTTTTGAATAATTATCATATCCAACATATCCACTCCCATCTGGAAGGAAATTTGTATAGATTAAAGCACCTTTATAATTATCTTTATCTCCTACACTTGGAATTGTAGC